TCTATCTTGGATAAGGAGCAATCGGTATCATTATATGTCAATGAGGCTATAAGATACTATCACGGTAACCGGCATTAATTGCCGGTTATTTTTTTATTAAAACTATATTTAAAATCACGTTTTGAATCGTGTTGTTTAGATAAATTAAAGTCATATCATTTCGCAATACCCTAAAAATACCCACGAGAAAAAAAATATTAAAAATATACCAATACTTTTTGTATAATACCCGATGTTTTTTTATTAAAGCTTTGATATATCTTAAAAATATACCAATTATATATTATATTTTTTCGACACATAATAAGCCAAGGAGGCGACAGAATAAATTGCAGCGCAATCATCTGAACCATTATAATCCAATATCCCATCCATAAACTCATTGTATTGCGGGATCTCATCATAGTCTGCACGAAACATCACATTATTTTTGATAAAATCCAGAAAAGCAGATACCCTAGCATCTGTTCCCATATTTTTATGCATAATTCTGACATCATATCTATCCCTTAAGCCCCGTGCTATGGGGAAATAATTTTTCTCACTTTCAAACAATACTTCCACAGGAGATATGCCCTCTAAAAATGACAGGAGAACAGTCTCATCAAATGATCCTGTATATGTCACATTATCTATATATATTCCCTCATTTACATAGCACGAAACGATAATGAACTTTCCGGCATATTCGGGAAGAACATATACAAGTCTTGTCCCCTGAATATTTTTAGACATATCAAAATATCTCATATCTTTATTTTCCTGTTTAATTTTACTTCGTTTCCTTTTCAAGGAGAAACGAGTATATTCATCCTTGAATACCCATACAGTAATATATCGCAGACAATCCACCAAGTGACCGTATCTCTCATAAGACTGTCCTGTAATCTTATCCTTTACTCTTTTTTTCAGCACCCCTCCATTAACGTCCTTCTTGGCATTGTTATAATCGACTATCGAGTTTTTACATCCATCATCTACCGAAAATGACATTCCCGAGCCTTCATCGAGCATGTAGTTTACAAATTCACCTGACATCGGTACGGACGGGTTAGAAGCCGGTATCCTCTCCTCAACATGGTAATCGCTTTCCAGCCCTTCCACGAACTTATCAAGAAACGATCTCTTCTCTTCGTCTATAGTGTTCCCGTTTCTTGTCGAAGCATCTCCGTACAGATACAGCATATCATTATACTTTATTGATTTCAGGTAATCTACCGCCATTTTTGAAGCCTGTGTTACCGTGTTGAACGGATCACTGGCGCATATCTCGTTAAACTGCCTTATACTACTTCCATCCACTTGGAAAAATGATATTGAAATATAAGGGAGCACATTGTTATCAATTGATATATGAACCGGCATCCCTTTAATGTAGTGTGTCGTTTTTATGTGTTTGTTTGAATCAAATGCATACAGGAACTCTCCTCCTGTCTTAATGCTTCCCCATTCTCCCAATGCGTATACCCTGTAGTAATTATAATCATGATCCTTGTACCATTGGTAATTAGATATCGTCTGTCTGTCATAGTATCCATACTTCCCGTCCGGAGAACCTACTACCCAGAAGTTGTTCTTATACGAAGAATGCAGCTCTACCGTATCCGATGGATATCTTTCCATTTTTCCCGTACGCTCATTAGCTATCATTCTAGATTTATTATACCTCTTTCCTAATATCCGGCTATAATCCTTAGGTAATAAACTCCTTTTTATCGGATATCTTACTTTCCCGTACAAATCATTCGGATGCTCATCCCACTCGTATGTATCAAGGATCTTGGTTTTTATCCACGAGTCCTCTGATACTGGATTAAAGTTGCATATAATCTGTAGGCCCTCCTTTCCTCGTAGGCGGAAACGTATCTGTGTGAAATCCTCATATTCAAACTCAGTGGCCTCTTCCATCACTATCCAGCGATATCCTGTGATAGACTTTATCTTCTCGGGATCGTCCAATCCTGTAAAATCGATTTTGCAACCATTTATACAGGTTATATTATTTTCCTTTGGAGCGAAAAACTGACTCAATTGAAGAGCTTTCATTTGGGTCTTAAACTCTTCATATACCGTATTCTTAAGACTGGCTCCAACTTTTCTCACAACGAGAGCTGAACCTTCTCCGGAGAATACAGACAACAACACGGATTGTGTCGTAGATACAGATTTCCCTGATGAAGAACCACCTCTGTTTATAATATACCGGATATCCTTGTCATGCATCGCCTCACGGATATGCCAAAACAGGGGATTAAACAATTTATATGAGAACACCATCTCTATCATTGCTCGTCCCCAATTATCATGCGCACATTGGTACTGACATCACTTTTTACTGGAGCATCCCATCCAAGCATCTTGCTTATCTGTGTAATGGCGGCTATTTTGCTATATAGCCGTATCTCTACTCCATATTGAGTATTCTTAATCGATTGGATGCAACATCGGACTGGTTTTGGTATATCATCAAGAGAACGGACAATAAACGTATCTTTACCTTTTAATTGAAGATCTATAGGGTCTACATTTACCACATTTGTAAGGAAGCGCAATGCATCTTCCTTCTTCATATCAGACTTTTTTAAGATATCAGCCTGCAATTCATTTACACGGGATGCGACAGATGGATTTCTCAGTAATTCAAATGCACGCTTACTAACGACCCCATCCTTCCATCCAATACTATTAGGGTAAGCTTTCCGATATGCATCTGTAGCATTACCCGTTTCCATATAATAATGGCAGAAATTTTCTCTATTTGCTACGAGTTTTTTTCCCATAAAAGTCTTTTCGTCCGAAGAACGTACCGTGCCCCTTTACACGGAAACATTATAATTCAAAGTTACAAAAAATCTGAATAAAAACAAAACTTGTCATTTAATTCATTTTCTTAAAAGTTCTTTATCATGTAAACCGTGATCACAAGCTGTCTTATAAGATCGATCCCGTAGTTCGTTCAAATTAATATTGCTCATTTCCTTATTCCTAATTTAATTTCTTCATCCTTGATTATTTTCCCAATCTTGTCGGCTTCCTCATACCGTTCCTCTTTTATCAACAGTCTTTGCAATTCCGAAAGCTGGTTAATGTAAACAATATCGTTACGATCTGACACATGGCGGACATATCTTTCTATATCATCCAGCTTATTCTCCATGCGTATATGCCACTTGCTTACCAAAATTAAAGTAAATGCAAGAGCACAAACATTTAATGAGGCAAGGATGAATTTAAATATTGATTCTGCTATTTCCATAATCATATAAGTTTTAATGCTTCCTGTAATCCTGCTTCAAGTGCTTCCTCGTAGGTATTATAACGGATAATAGGTCTGTCAGACAATCCTATCAAGTCATGTCTCGGAATTGTCAGTATATCATACGTCCAATAGTTTTCATACATATAGGATATTTCG